TCAAAGAAATTGTAGAAGATTCATTTCATGATACATGGTGTGATGATTGTTATGATTATGCTGATGCAGAACAAATAAAAGCGAGGGCAATATAATATGGATAAGACAGCAGTAGAGCATGTAGTACTAGATGGTTTGAAAAGGTATATCGAAGACGTTATTGAATATTCGGATTCATTAGCCGAAGTTCACAACGATATATATGATAACAAACAAAATATAGAAGACAATCACATATATGCAATGGACCATATCAATGATGAATATGATAGACTACAGAGTGATCTACAAGATAATTTAGATTCACTTCAAAATGAAATTGATGAAATAAAACAAATGATTCAGGAGTTACAGAAATGAGCAATGAGTTTAGAGAACAATTACTAGAATATATTAGTGATACAGTTGGTGAAGTATGGCAATTAGACACAAGACCTGACTTAGAAAAAGACTGTGTTGATTATGTAATCGATAAATTTGAAGATGGGTGGTCAAAAGACGATGACTTCATCAAGTATTTAGTCATACAGTTTTTATCTAATCACTGTAGAGATGCAGTATCATCACAAGATTTAGACTATATGGCACAACAACAACGAGGTAATGAAATATGAAAGCAATATTAATTGATGTACGTAAACAAGAAGTTAAAGAGGTTGACTTTGATGGGAATCACAAATCTATTTATAGTCTTATAGACTGTAATACATTTGATGTAGTTGGTATTGATGATAAAAATACTTTATTCATTGATGATGAAGGACTGTTGAAAGATGATCAGTTGTATTTTGAATATGCAGGTGATGAGAATAGTGTAAGACTGGGAGGTAGTGCATTAGTACTTGGTTATGATGAAGAAGGAGACTCAGTAGCAACTACACTTGATGTTGACTATGTTAAGGGTAAAGTAGCATTCTTACCTAAAGGTTTTTATATTGAACCACGTATGGATTTTATAGCGTGGTAGACGTTGAAGTTTATGAGTATGATTACAATGGTACTATGGTTCAATGGTATTGGAGTGATCAGGTAAAGAAAAACTGGAAGACTTGGAAACCTAAGGTTGAGGATGTACTATTAGTAGACTTGACAGACGAAAAACAAAATGGTACAATTGCTTTAGAAATTTTTGAGGGGGTAATGAATAAAGAACATCCTAAGAAAGTTAAAACAAAAGGAATATATAAAGTAAGGAGATAGATGGAAAGTTATTTAGTAGAAGTTATAGATGAAGATAATGAATCTAGTGTTGTTATGAACTTTGCAGATAGCATACAAGAACTAATAGATAATATAGTTTGTATGGAACAATTTGTTTTTATTACAAAGATTAAAAGAGTATCTGATAACAAAGAAATTAAACTAACAAAAGATGTTATAGACTTAGAAGACTTAAGAATGTATAGGTTACTAATTGATGATGAAGTAGCATTAAGACAATCATTAACAAACAACGAGGATAATAATACTATACAATGAGAACAGGTAAGCAACAAATAGAACATACTTCTAAGACTGGTTCTAGAGGTAAGAAAACGTACATAGGTAGAGGGAATGTAGGTTACTCTACTATGCCGAAACGTAAACGACAAACCTACAAAGCTTATAGAGGGCAAGGTAAGTGATTGACATATCAAGTGCAACCCTAGATGTTATACAAGCTATCAAAACTAATAAAGAAATACAGTTCATCCATAGTGGCAATGTTGTTTGTACTGTCAAGCCCATTGCTTTTCATGGAGACTTTGATGGTATTGTAACAAACAACGAACAAATAGATTTTCGTTATATGGATAAATGGTTAGGAATTGTGGAGGAACAATGAACATATTTTATTTTAACAAATGTCCAATCAAAGCAGCAGAAGATCAACCTGATAAGATGCTAGTAAAGATGCCATTAGAAACAGCACAGATGTTATGTACAGCTCACCGAGAGCTTGATGGTGACGAGTATGCTGATGCTAATGGTTTATACAAACGAGCATACTGGAATCACCCATGTACTATATGGGCTAGAGAAGCTAGTGGTAACTACGAGTGGTTATATCAACACTTCCTTGCTCTATCCTTTGAGTACACATATAGGTATGGTAAGCAACATGCAAGCTACGTTAAGTTACACAAAGCATTATCTAAATGCCCTGACAATATAACACAAGGTAAAATGACTAAGCTTGCACAAGCTATGCCTGACGAGTACAAACACCCAGACCCGATTGTTGCTTACAGAACTTATGTAGTAAATGAAAAACATTACGCTAAGTGGGAGAAAGGTAGAGACAAACCTAAATGGTGGTCACATGACAGAGTATGATGTTCGTAAGTTGTATGAACAACAGCAGGAACATGATAGAGTGACTGCTTTACATGCAAACAATGGAGTCTTGACAGTGCACTACGCAGATGGTACGATAGAGGTCTACAAGAGACGTAAATTTTTTAAAGGTTTAAAGAAGATAAGGAGTAGAAATGACAGAATTTTATAGATTAACAAACTCTGAGTACAAAGAATGGAATAACTTTTGTACTGAGAATTACAAAGAAATATATCAGAATAAAGATGGACATGTAGTACACTATATGCCTGAGTCTGATAGCTTTCATTTGTACATAGATTCAAATGAACAATCAGGTATGCAAAACTTTTTAGAAAAAATGCTTGCATATGATTTATAGTCGTGGTATAATGCACTCACTCAAGACAATGACCTTAATGTTAAAGGCTTTCCTTGAGTCACCGAGTAGCATTAGCCCTCTATCTCCATCCTCCTCAAGGAGCTACTTGGTTCAGTTATCTGAGGTGATGGGGCAACTGGCTCATAGCCCCAACTCGAAAGAGTTAGCTATGGTTTTTATAATACTGTTAAATAATAAAGGAGAAAAAATATGGCAGTAGTTAATGGAACTGCGTATTGGGCAAGTATTAAAACACCTAATACCAAATTCGAACCGGTATACACAATCAACCTAGTGGTTGACGAAGATACTGCAAATGATTTTGCGTCAAGAGGACACAAGATCAAACAGATGGATGAAGGTCCATCTATTATTATCAAAAGAAAAGTTAATGGACCTAATGGAATGGTTCGTACAGCACCTAGACTTTTAGATGCTGAGAAGAACGAAGTTAATTATTCAGTTGGTAATGGTTCTAAAGTAAGAGTACAATTCAATGAGTATCAAGGAGAGAATAAGTATGGACCATATTCAGGTCTAGACTTACAAGCTGTCCAAGTACTTGACCTTGTTGAGTACCGAGCTGAAGATGGTGCAGAATTGTTAGATGGGGAGGAATTCTAATGGTAGATACTCCACAATTACAAGGTGCACCAATCACCATTAATCAAGACGATGGTTCAGCCAAAGTCTATGATTCAGGATTGTTATCACCTGAAGCACAACAGGCTGTAGATATGATTGCCTTTATCGGAAGATTAAGACAAGTCTTAGATACATCTGGACAGGTATTCAGTAATGTAGTAACCAACAACTTAACAGACGAAGCTATGATTGAAGATTCAGCTTCGGAAGCAGAGGTTGTTGAAGAGGACAATACTGATGAAGAAGACACGAAGTAGTAGTGTCATTGGCTCGAGGGCAGGTTGTAATGGCTTGCCCTCATTTTTTTATGAGGAGGTTGTATGGAAGAGAGTACTTGGGATAAACATAAACTACCATGTCCGAAATGTGGTGGCAGTGACCCAGTATCAACAAACACAGATGGTTCAGGCTATTGCTTTAGCTGTAACCATTATTTCAAAAACTATCAACAAGAAGTTGATGGGAATATCGTAGACATGGCTTCGCACAAAGAGCCTAGTACATTTTTAAACTCTTATACAGGAGTCTTTGGTGACTTGACAGATCGTAAGATCAGTGAAGCTGTTGCAAAGAAGTATGGTGTACGTGTTGTTTATGATAGTCAAGGTAACGTAGCTAAGCATATATATCCTTACTACAATAGCAACGAAGTTGTTTCAACTAAAACAAGAACTGTAAGCACAAAAGGTTTTGTAGTCGATGGTGGCTACGAAGGTACAGGTTTGTTTGGTGAGCAACTGTTTGGTAAAGGTGGTAAGTATCTCACGATAACCGAAGGTGAGTGTGATGCTATGGCAGTCTACGAAATCTTTGATAAGAAGTGGGCATCAGTTTCAGTTAAACGTGGTGCTCAAGGTGCAGTCAGAGATATCCGAGACAGCATCGAGTTCGTTGAATCATTTGATCATGTTGTGATCTGTTTTGATAATGACAAGTATGGTAGAGAAGCAGCACGTAAGGTTGCTCGTATTATAAAACCGGGAAAGACTAAGATTGTTACATTGCCTGAAGGTTTTAAAGATGCTAATGCTATGCTTGAGCAAGGACAGTATGCACAGTTTACTAAAGCATGGTGGGATGCTAAGACATACACACCTTCCGGTATTATGGAACTGTCGAGTGCAAAGGACAAATGGTTGCACCGAGAGCAGAAAGAAAGCATTGCGTATCCTTGGGAAGGACTCAACAAGAAACTATTTGGTATGCGTAAAGGAGAGTTAGTTACGTTGACTGGTGGTACAGGACTTGGTAAGTCAAGCATCACTCGTGAGCTTACTCACTATCTAATAAAGAATACCGAAGACAATGTAGGTATTATAGCATTGGAAGAGAACTGGTTGAGAACTGCTGATGGTATCGTATCTATCGAAGCTAATGATCGTTTGTATTTAGAAGAGAAAAGAAAGAACTATACTGACGAACAACTGCAAGAGTTGTTTGATAAAGTTATTCAGAAAGATAAAGTATTTATACATGCTCATCTTGGAGCTACAGATATAGATGAAATCTTTTCTAAACTAAGATACATGATCGTAGGTTGTGAATGTGATTGGGTAATTGTAGATCACTTACATATGTTAGTTAATCAATTAACAGAATCAGATGAACGTAGAGGTATAGATAATTTAATGAATCGTCTTCGTTCTTTAGTTGAAGAGACTGGTGTAGGTATGTTCTTAGTATCACATTTACGTAGAGCATCTGGTGATCGAGGACACGAGCAAGGTATTGAAGTATCTTTGTCTCACCTGAAAGGTTCACAAGGTATCTCACAACTATCTGATTGTGTAATTGCATTAGAACGTAATCAACAAGCTGAAGATGAAATGGAATCTAATACAACTAAAGTTCGTGTACTTAAATCTAGGTACACAGGTGATACTGGATTAGCTTGTAGTTTGCTTTATGATGTACAGACTGGTAGAATGAATGAGCTTACCGAAGAAGTAACTCTGAATGATGCTGAATTTTAGGAGATATTATGAAAGAAATAGTATTTGATATAGAAGCTAATGGTTTAAAACCTGATAAGATTTGGTGTATTGTAGCCAAACCTCTAGGGGAAGCTGTAGTCTCTTTTGGTCCTGACAAGATCGAAGAGGGAATTGCGTTTCTAAAATCTGCTGATGTTTTAATTGGTCATAACATTCTAGGATTTGATATACCAGTTATAAATAATTTATATGGTATAAATTTAAAAACGTGCGTGATCAAAGATACACTTGTTATGTCTCGTTTATTTAATCCTGTCCGTGAGAATGGTCACAGTCTTAAAACATGGGGATACATTGTAGGTTTTCCTAAGAATGAACAACCCGAAGATTGGGATTCATTCTCTCAAGACATGTTAAAGTATTGTCAACAGGACGTAATTTTAAATGAGAAAGTTTATCAACGCCTTATAAAAGAAGGCGAGAACTTTGACGAAGAATCCATTAAATTAGAACATGGAGTTGCAGAGGTATTAAAAGCACAAGAAGATAATGGCTTTGAGTTTAATCAAGAATATGCAATGATGTTAGTTGCTCAACTTAAAGAACGTATGTTTCAGGTTGAGAAAGAAGTTCAGCAAGTATTTAAACCAAAGATGGTAGATGTAAAACAAGTACATCCTAAATTAAAAAAGGATGGAACTTTATCTAAGTCTGGTTTAACTGCCGAAGAATATGAACTATTGATTGAGTCAGGGGATTACAAACCTTTTATGAGACAGAAACTACAACCCTTTAATTTAGGTTCTCGTAAACAGATTGGTGAGTATCTAACAGACTTTGGTTGGAAACCAAATAGGTTTACTCCTACTGGTCTTCCGATTGTAGATGAATCTTCTTTAGCTAAAGTTAAGAATATACCAGAAGCTAGATTAATAGCAGAGTTTCTGTTACTACAAAAACGAATAGCTCAGATTGATTCTTGGATACTAGCTGTTCAAGAAGACAAACGAGTACATGGTTTTGTTATACCTAATGGGACAATTACTGGTCGTATGTCACATCGAGCTCCGAATGTTGCACAGGTTCCTAGTGTTACCAGTGAGTATGGTAAAGAGTGTAGGTCCTGTTGGACAGTACGTGATGGTTATAAATTAGTAGGTATAGATGCAAGTGGTTTAGAACTTAGAATGCTTGCACACTATATGGATGATAAGGAATATACAAATGAAGTTACAGAAGGAGATATACATACAGCTAATCAGAAAGCTGCAGGACTTAAATCAAGAGATCAGGCGAAGACATTTATCTATGCATTTATATACGGAGCAGGAGATGCAAAGATTGGGTCAGTGGTTGGAGGAGGTAAAAAGCTTGGAGCAGAACTTAAGCAACGCTTCCTCGATAATAA